ACCAAAAGTTCCAATACCAATTTCATCATTTCCATTGGAATTATAAATTACTCTATCTCCACTGTTTAAATTGTGATTACTTAAAAATGTTATAGTCTCATTTGTATAATCCACTCCACCAACTGGTAACAATCTCCCATCAAAGAAAATTTCTCGGTATCTTTTCTTCAAAATGGGTTCTAATACTGCCCCTTTACCATTACCACCCGTTACTGAGATTGATACAATAGTATTAATATCAAAATCTTGAGAATCTACAAATATCTTTTCAATACTTCCACTTAAAACTGGTTGAACTAATGCGGTTACTCCCAATCCAGCAGAAATTGTAACCAGCGGTGGATTTATAACATCATAATTACTTCCACCATTCAAAACATTGACGGATGATAACGGTCCATAATAGACTTTATCATCTGATTTATAATTTTCAATTTCAATACCATTAATTAATAATCCAATTGGACCTGGTTGAGTTGATTCTCCAGTTCCATTTTGAATATTTGGATTTAATGGAAATTTTTTAAGTAGTTTTTGAATACCAATCTCTTCAGATTTTTGTGAGTATAAAACAAATTTGTGAGTATTTTGTGAATTAAAAGTTGAATTTAAATATTTTATATAATTGTTACTGCCAATAAAAGATCTTGAGTCATATAATTTAATTTTTTTATTATTTTCTTGAACCTCAACATAGTAAGATCCAGTTTCTAATCCAGAAATAACGGAAGAACTTGGTTGATAATAAACTTTGTCTCCAGAAATAAAGGGAACAGAATCATTAAAATTTATTGTACTATAATAATTTTCATCAATTTTGTCTGATAACTGAATAGCTATTGTAGATCTAGTATTTGCAGTTATCTGATAAGTATAAGGTCTTGGTAAATTATTATTGTTTGATGGGAAGGAATTTGAAGCGACATATGCATAATCACCATTTTCCTTATATACATTCAATACATCAGATAAAATGACATCATTGCCATATTCAATAGGAATTATAGAACTGCTTGCTTTATTAACCTTTCTTCTCAAATCATATTCTACACCATTATTATACCAATTTGATAATGAAAAATCATTTAATTCAAGTGTTTTTAGATCGTTATTAATGGATTTTACATAAGGTACATTTGAGATCGTAGTTGGATATCTTACTATATTACTATATCTTTCTACAATTTCAACAGTGTCTCCCACTTTTAAACTTGATTTATTAGTAGTGCTTTTAAGTATTGGTTTGGATCCACTAAAAGTTTCTATCTCATATCTGGAACTTGTATTATAGATCCACGAATTTGCAAAAATTTCTTTATAAGAACTGCCAGTATCTTCAATTAATTCTCCTAGACTTTTTATCGAAATCTCGTCGCCAACAGAAATTTTAAAATATTGTGATACTGGTATAAATTCTGATAGCACCCCAGTGATTCTAAATTCCACTTTTTTACTATTATCACCATTTTCATATCCAAAATAAATTTCATCAGATCTTATATTATCTGCAGAATTAATTTCTTCACTTACACCTGTACAACCCAAAAATTGATTAATTGTTTTATTTGTATAATTTATTATATTATTTCCGGATACAATAGTTCCAGATTCTTTAAATCCAATTGTAGAATCAACTGAAATAATAGAAGATCCTATGGAGATATTTTCTAAACATTTTGTATTCTGTGTGATAGTAAAGTTTCCTTCAATTGCAGATCTATCATCATAACCAATAAAAAGGGAAATCTTATAATATTTTATAGTCTCTTTGGTAAATATTTCTACCTCAGATACTGATGCACTAGTGGTAGGATCAGTAGATTTAAAAATTGATTGTCCAACTAGTTTTGAGGGATCTCCAGAAATTCTTTCTACAGAAACGACCTTTCTTCTTATATATTGTGCAGAAGAAGTCTTAATTAAAAAGTTTTCTAAATTTACTACTTTTGGAGATACTCCATAAAGAATATTGAATAAAATTCTAAAAGATTCTTCAGTACCCTTTGATTGATAAAAAGATCTTGCATTTTTGATAAAGTTTCCTACATTTAAATTGGAAACAAAATCTACACCCTCTAATCCTGGAGTTAAAGTATATTTTAATTTTTTGTAAAATTCTTTTAGAAATAAAGAACTTAAATTTTGTACGGAAGATCCTGAAGCATGTTGTATGGATGTAGAGGTAGAAAATACTAACTCTTCTTGATTAGATACTGCATGATAGGAAGTAATACCACTAAATCCACGAATACAACCTGTGAATGTGTTAGTTGTGAGACCAGTATAAGTGATAATTTCATCATCAATTTTAATTAGTCCATATTTTTTAGGAAATCCTTTTGTTGAAGTAACTGTAATTGCGATTCCAGAGGAATTTGAAATATTAGTCGTTAGTCTAGTTGAACCAACAACTACTTCTGGAGTTAAGTTATCTAATTTTAAATATTGATCTAAGTTTTCTGCAATATCAACAGGACCACCTTGATATTCTTGAGAAATATAATATTGCTTCAAAAATTCTGAAGTTTTGGGACTTTCATCCAGTATAAATTCTGGAAGTTGACTGCCAATTATTTGCTGTATTTTGACTCTAGACTCAAATCCCGTTTGTATCATATTATTATCTTGTTAGGTTTCCGTTTGAGTAACTTGATGTATAATAATCTCTGGCAAATGTTGTCCCAGATATTTCATCTCCAGATGCGATCACATCTCTAACCATATTTATTGAACTTTTTGAAATGTCAAAACTTAGATATAAATCGTTTAATCCAAGTACATCGTTCGATTCTGGATATACTTGAATTTCAACAATATCATTTTCCTTCTCAGTGGAAGTAATGTTAATTGTTCCCAATTTAATTTCCCCCCTTACATAATCTACAGTTCCTGCAGATTGTGCAACGATTTTAATTTTACCTTCAGAGGTTGGATTTTTCTTTACAACTGATATGATTCCAGTTCCAGTTAGATTTCCATTTGAATCTTTAGATGGGGTATCTGTAAAATATAACATTTCAGTTTCTGTAGCAATTTTAAATCCAGTAGATTTGATATTATATCCTTCGGCATTTATATGAAATTTATTACCAAAACATATTTCATATTGGGAAAACTGATTTATTAGTGCTTTAAGATCTCTTCTAATTTTGACTTTTGTAATATTGGATGTAATTGAAACATCTGTATTATCAATAATTTGCAAAACTTTACTGTATTTAAATCTTCCACCAAATTTATTCAAATCTGTTGATTCTGAATATTCTGTAAGTGAGTTAACTACCTTAGTCTTTAAAGATTCTTTTGCTGATACTTGATTAGAATTGTAATAAACTGAACTGTCAATCTCAACATAAAGTATTTTGAGATCGATAATTTTTTGATTAATACCTGAAACACTATATTGCTTTAGTTTATTTTGAATTTGCTCTTTATTAAAAGATGAAACATATGTACCACCCTTGGGTTTAATACTAATAGTAACCGTCCCATACTCTGGTGGAACTAGTTCTTCTCCACCCACAATCGCTACAGATTCAGTATCTGGATAAATTTTCTTGATAATTGCTTCATAGTCACGCGCAGTTACTGCTCTGTACTGTGATGAATAGATTTTTGGGGCAAAGTACTTAATTGAATTAATTTCTTCTATCTCTGCACCATTCTGAGAACTTTGATTTGTTGTAACAGTTGCTCCGTTTAATGTAGTTGGTCCTCCAGAGGAAGTTTTTAATGTAGATTGAAATGTAAATTGAGAAGCCCCATTTCCATCTTTTCCATCAGTTACAATATAATGAACTGTAATAATTGCATTATTTTCCAATTTCTTTCCAAATCTACCATCACCAAAAATAATCTCATACTTTTCGTCTTGAACTTCTTGTATTAAATAAATTTCCGATGTTGAATCAATATTTAAGATGTTATCAACTAATAAATATTTGATTCCCAATCCACTATCTTGAATACCTTTAACATAGATGGAAATTGTAGAAGTATCAATATCAGAATTATTTAAAATAAATCTTTGGTCAAGAGATCCATCTACTGTAAAAGTTTTTGTTAAAAATGTTCCTTGATAGATATCAATTCCAGTAATATTTCCAGAAGAATCAATTTTATTAAAGGTGACAGATCCATTAACTACTTTTGTTGTGATATTTTCTGGAATAGAAAAGGTGTAAGAAGTATCATTTGCAGTTCCTACACACACCAAACCCGCTGGAAGAGTTACTGTTGAAGTATCTGCAGTCGTAGTACCAGTAATAGTTACCTGCGCCTTAGAGCAGGTTTTGGAGCGTGGTACATATCCAATATTTCTTGCGAGTGAAACTACATTTTCTCTAAGTGTTGCAGAATCCAAAAAGGATTCATTCACAATCATATTTGAGTTGAATGCAGTAATATAAGTATTGTATGCTAATGTATCAATCAGTACAGAGAAATTAGATCCTTCAAAGTCAAAATCCGTGAATGTAGAGTTGGCACGGAGATAATCCTTGATGGACGTTCTTATTTGATCAAAGTCTAGATTTGTAAATTTAGTAAAAGGCATTTTATCTGGTTGCCTCTAGTAGAAATGTAAATTGTTGCGTGGGAAATTGTTGCCCAATGATATCAAATATAACAGTCACTTCAAATGAATTATTATCTGGTTGAGGATCTACTTCAACTTTTACATTATCCACTCTTGATTCATAATTTTGAATTGTAGTTTCAATTTGAGTTTGTATGACAGATGCAGTACCATAGTCTACAAATTCAAATAAACTTGAACGAACTTCAGATCCAAGTAATGAATTAAAAAATCTTTCAGTTGGAATTGTTTCTACTAGATTGCGAATTGATCTAGTAATTGCTCTCTCATTCTTGAGTATTGGTAGATCCTTTGTCACCGGATGAGGATCAAAGGATAAACTAATATCTTTAAACGATTTAGATATCCTTTGTATTGCCATTCGGAAATTAAATTTCTATCTTTTATTTATGTCGATTTCCAGGAAGAACCATAAGTTGGTTCTGTTCCATAATCCCAATCATCATAATCCTCATCATTTCGAATTTTTTCATGCAATTCAGTTTGCTTTTTAAGATCATGCTTTGGTGCATAATCGTGCATAACTTCTTGAATAACTCTTTTTTGAGAATCTTCGGATTTAATTAACATTTTAGCTCCTGTTTTTTTAAAAACAGAACTTTTTTTGGAAGGAGGTTGCTATCTCCCCTACTTCTATTTAACGATCTATTTCTTTAATTCTAAAGTTATTTGAATTAAAATATTTCAAGAGTTCCAGTGCGATTAATTTTGGATTTCCTTCTCCACAGGTATAGACATCAATGGCAATTGCACCTTCCTCAGGCCATGTATGACAAGAAACATGACTTTCTGCAAGTGCAATCACAATTGTAACTCCTTGAGGTACAAAGCAATATTGAAAAATGTTGAGAATTGTCATTCCAGCGCGGTTAATTCCACGCTCCATTACTTCCTGAATGGCAATTCCATCATTTAATAAGTTGTACTTTATATCGTATACCTCTAACAAGAGATGTTTACCCATCGAAAAGTGTTTCAACTCATCATTTTATTGAAAAATTTATTTATTCTCAAACTTCCAGTGATTATTTGGTTTTTCCCACCAAAAATGAAGGTCTTCTTTCATGTCATTATAGTATAAAGATACGAAGTCACTTTTATATTTACTATGAATATTTTCACACAGTGCAATAGTATAGTATTTTTGTTTTATTATATCAGTAATCCAACTATAGTTACCACCACGAATGACTCCTGCCTCAATCAAAACAAACTTTTTCCATCGTTTTTCCCATTTCGAATAGTTTTCAATAAACTCCTGGAGATATTCAGTAACATCTTCATTAGGAAAGGGAACATTAACTGATTCAATGTGAAATATCTCTTGATTCATGCTCAATGCATGTGATAAATGCTGTGTGACAATTGCAGAATAGTCTGGAGAAACCATTAAAAAACAAGTATCGGAGGGATGAATATCAATCCCCGATACTTGAATGCGATAGGTCATTTCCTGTATTAATGCTTTTTCTTTATCTTCCGAGATAAAAAGCAATGATTTCATTCTTACCCTTGACCCCTATATTTCTTATGTGCTTTATTACGAGAAGAGGCAGCGTACTTAGTTCCAGCGCCATCTCCTTGACGAGACTTCTTAGGAGACCCCAGAATATAAGAACTGTTCTTAGTTAGTCCGTCTTTTGCTTTTGTTGCCATTAGTTTTCTCCTATAATTTCAGTTTGAATTTCGTTTGGATTTGGAGAACCTGTCTGATAAAAATCATTTGCCAGATCCTCCATAATATCGAAGTACTCTTCTTCTGTAAGTGAGGAGTATATTTTACGCCCTTTACAAAGTATGTTGTACTTGCCTGCCATCGTATCAAATGATTCTTGTTTTTTCGTGACCAACTCGTACCCGAGGATCACACCAGATTTCAAAGCCTGCTTCTTTTGCATCGAGGCAGAATGATACATCTTCTCCACACATATCCT